ATGGTGTCGCCGTCGAAAGTCGCTGCCCTGCTGGGGTTCTCGCGGTGGCAGTCTCCGTATGGGCTGTGGCGGGAAATGCGGGGCGACGTCGAACCGGACCCGCCGAAAGACATCTTCACCGTCGGGCACGACGCCGAACCGTACATGGCGCGGCGCTGGCAGCGGCTGAACGAGGGCTGGCGGCTGTCCCCAGATGAGGTGCAGTTCGTCATCCACCCAGGGCATTTCGGGTTCCCCGCCCTGGTGACGCTGGACCGCCGCGCGGTTCGCGGCCGGGCCCGCCGAGTGGTTCAGATGAAGATCGCCCGCGATCTCGACGACGCCCGCGTGTGGGGCGACGACCTGGCCGGTGACGGCGACGCCCCACCGGACTACGCCACCCAGGTGTTCGCCGAAATGCTGTTCAGCGGCTTCACCCAGCACGACGGGCATCTGATGGTGGCGGGCCCATTCTGGGCGGAGAAGCTCTACCCGATCCGATACGACGGGAAGACAGCGGCCGGCCTGGTGGCGACGATCCGCGAATTCTGGGAGTCATTGCAGGCGAATGAGCCTCCGCCGCTTGACGATTCGACCGCCACCTACCAAACCGTCCGCAAGGAACACCCCGACATCGCCGCCGGCACGTCGGTGCAAATCGACCCCGTCCTGGCCGCCGCCTACCTTGACGCTCTAGCCGCCGAGAAGGCCGCCGAAACCGAGCTGCGCAGCACGAAAACCGAACTCCTCGCCGTCATGGGCGACACCGAGACCGCGCTCGTCGGCGACCTGCGTGTGGCGAAACGCAGCCGCCACGCATCCGGGTCCGTCGCCCTGAACGCCGCACGGAAACTCACCGGCCACGACATCAGAAACCTGGCCGCACAACCCCTAGGAGAAACAGCATGACCGAGCTAGCCACCACCGACAGTGCGACGCTGGAGGTACTACCGCCAGCCAGGCCGATGGCCGCCGGCGCGATCGCCACCCTGCGCGAGCACGCCGAAGCAATGCAGGTCGCCTACGACCTAGCTTCACGTATGTGCGCCACCTCGCTGGTGCCCGAGCGGTACCGCAACAAGGCCGACGATGGCACCGCCGCGATCCTGTATGGCGCCGAACTGGGCCTGAACCCGATCCAGTCGCTGCAACGCATCTTCGTGGTCCACGGAACCCCGTCGGTGGAAGCCCGCACGATGGTGGCGCTGCTCAAGCAACGCGGCTACCGCATCAGCACCGTCTCGACCGCCGATGATGCGGTCACTGTCGAAGGAGTGTCACCGGGCGGGCAGTCGGAGACCTCCACCTGGACCTACGAGCGGGCCGAGCGGGCCGGGTACACCCCGCAGAAGGACGCGGCGACCGGCAAGTACAAGACCAACGCCAAAGGCAACCTGCTGGGCAACGAGAAGTACCTCACCGATCCCCAGGCCATGCTGTACGCGAAGGCCGCCGCGGAGGTGTGCCGCAAGCTCGCCCCGGACGTGCTGCTCGGCATGCCTTACAGCCGTGAGGATTTGGAGAGCGAGACACCGCGGCGCGTCGAGTCCGAGCGGGCTCCGGAGCGGGCTCGTGGGGTAGCCGCTTTGGCGCAGCGCGTCGCACCCGCACCCGCACCCGCACCGGCCGCAGATAACGCCGCCGCGGCACATCAGCAGACTTCAGCACCGGTTGCCGAGGCCATCGACGTCCGCCGTAAGTGGCTGAACCGCATGTTCGCCTTGCTCTCCGAGGGGGACTGCACCGACCGGACCGATCAGCTGATCGTGATCGCCGGCCTCGCCGGTCTCGACGCCCTCCCGGCGCACAGGGATTCGATCACCGACGAGGAGCTGCGCACCGTCGTGGAAGCCCTCAACGCCGCCAGCAAGGAGAAGCAGCTCGGCGCGGTTGTCACCGAGCTGATCCAGGCCTACAGCGCACGCCAAACCGAAACCGAGGGCCAGTGAGAACACTGCTCGGTTACCTCGCTCCTCTGATGGGTGGCTTCGATGATCTGCCAATCATTCAGTGCCGGCCCGGCCCGAGCGACGCCGAGCTGCAGGCACAGAGCGACGTCCAGCACGCCCGTGATGTTGCTGCGTGGGGGTACGGCTTGTCCTGCGCACCGACCAGCTGGACGGTGCCCGCCGTCGAGACGGTCGATGATGCGGAGCTCGACCACGTTCCGGCGCGGGCGGTCCGCGGATGATGGGCATTCCCGGCCTGGTTCCCGGCCTGGCGGTTCGTGAGTGCCCGGTGTGCAAACAGGACGTCCGGTCGCACCGCGAACCCGTCGCTGATGCGCGCAACGAGGTCGTGTTCTACCACCAGCATTCCGATGGCAGCGGTGTCCGTTGTGAGATGTCGGGGAAGGTAGCCGCGCTGCGGGCGGTCGCATTCACCGCCAAGCAGGCCGCCTGATGGCCGCGGCTCGCTGTCAGTCGTGTGGCCACCCCGACCACACCCACCGGTCCGGGATGGCTTGTGCGGCTGCGGATGTCACGGGGCAGCCGTCCAAGCTGGGACGGGCTGTCGGCGACAACTACGAACACACAGGCCGCACGGTGACCGGGTGCGGCTGCACCGGATACACACCCCAGCTGACGGTGGTGACCGGGTGAGCGCTGCAGACTGCCGTGCGGACCGCTGTTCCTGCGCCGGGAAGACCGCCAACGAAGCCAAGACGCTGACGCAAACCCTGGAGTTCGGGTGGCACAACGACGACGGCACCTACCACTGGAAACCCGACCGGGACACGGTCCAGGTCGTCTCCCAGGTGTGGGCCGACCACCTCCGTAACCGCTACCAGGCCAGGATCATCGAAGAGCTGCCCGACGGGATCATCGTCCACACCTGCCCGGCTGCCTTTCCTGAGGCTGTCACTCGAATCCGTTGGGCGGCAGCATGAACCGCCGTCTGCATTCCTGCCAGTCCTGTGGACTGCTCGGCCGGCGGCGATACCGCCGTGCCCGGCGGGCCCGCGCGCTCGCCGACCAGGCGCACGTCGAGTTCTTCACCCGGCTAGGTGCCGAGCTACGCGCCGAACGAGCCGGGCGCTTGTGGGCCGAGCGTGCCGCCATCTGGTCGGGACGGGGCGAGATCACCATCAACGCCGACTACGTGCCCCCTGACCCGCAAGCCGCGTGGTGGCTACCTGAACTCGCCGGAGGCCGATGATGGACCGTTACCGGCCTGGCTGTGTCAACCGATGCGCTGTTTGCGGCCTAGCCATTCAGCTGCGACAGGTCTCCGCGCACATCGCCCACCAATACCCCGGCGGCCAGCGGTGGGCCCACTGTCGGCCCGCTGACCATCCAGCCCGACCCATGCGAGGAGTCCTCGAATGACCGAAATCCCGAAGTGCTCTCTGTGCCGCCGTGACCGCACCATCCACGGCATGGACGCCTACGACTACAACCCGATCCAAGCCATCACGGGCGCGGCTCTCGGCTGGTACTCCGGCGACGATGGCGAGCTCTGCCCCGAGTGCATGGCGAAATCGATGGGGCGGCAGTGAGCGCCGGTGTCCGCGCCCGACTTGAGGCGGGCTGATGGCTGAGTTCACGGCCCGCTATCCCGGCGCATGCGCGTACGGCGACCGCATCCACGAAGGCGACCTGTGCCGGTACGTCGACGACGAGATCGCCCACGTTGAGTGCGCGCTGGCCGACGGACCCACGAACGTCGTCGCTGCCGAAACCGTCTGCCCTGAATGTCAACTCGCGCACCGGGGGGACTGCTTCTGATGCCTGATTTCTGGTTGCCATTCCCGCGCCGCGTCCTGATCGCCATGCGGCGGTGCCCGGACTGCGGATGCCACCCGGAAACCCAAGGCCACAAAACCGGATGCCCAAACGAGGAGGCCGCGCAGTGATCCAGGTGATCCACTACTTGCCAGACGTGCCGATGTACTACCGCGACCCGGTCTTCGCGTTCCAGGACGCCATACGTCCTCAGGTCGCGGCCGTTATCCGACCGGACCCCCTCGGGCCGGTCAACCGTGTCGCGCAGCTCGTCGCCGGCCGCCAGGGCGATCCGATCGACCAGTGCCGCATCGTCAAGCAGACACTCACGCACATACCGGATGGGGCCGACATCACCGTCGGGCGCGACCCCGGCACTCCGACCGTCCGGTACTGGGATCGCGACTGGATCTACAGGGCCAGTCAGGAAGGACGGCCTGCGAGTTGGTACGTCACCGTCAACGGGCGTCGCGTCCTGGAGGCCGCCGCCGTTGAATGCCTACCGCCGGCCTACCGCCCGCCGCTCCCGCTGAAGCCGAAGGGGCTGTGGCGCAACCTCCTCCGTCGGCACATCACCGGGTGGTTCCGAACGCTAGCTGACCGAGTCACGGGCCGGTGCGGCGGTTACCGCCGCGACGAACTCGGAGGTGACTGGTGACCTGGACCTGGCTGGCCTACATCTACCTCGCCCTTGCTGTCGTCCTGGTAACCCTGCTGGTGGTCGCGAACGTGGGCGGCACACGAGCGCACCCACCGATTCCCAATCGGCACCAGACCGCTGATGCCATCGCGATGACGTCACTGATTCCTCGACGTTCCGTCCGCGCCATCCCCATCCGCCCGTTCACCGCCGTCTCCGACTGCCCCCGCTGCGACACCGTGGCAATCCACCCGATGCGTGAAGCCCAACCCTTCGACATGGGCAGAGTGGTGGCCGAGGTACAGGGCGACCGCGACAAGCTCCAAGCCGCCTGCGCCAATGTTGTTGTCCGGCAGTGCTCCTGCGGCCAGGAATGGCGCGAATCATGAACGCTCCTCAACCCAAACGAATCCAGCGCCAGCGCACCAAAGGCTGGAGGATGCCCGACGGTGCGCTGTACGTCGGACGGCCGAGCCGGTGGGGCAACCCGTTCCGCATTTACCACGGCCACAGCATCATCGGCCCCATGTGGCACATTGCAGCCGCGACATGGGGGCACATCCCGACGATTGAGTGCGGCTACGGCTACGTCACGTCGAGTAGCCCGCTATCCACCCGGGGCGCGGTCTCTCTGTACGCCTCGCTGCTCGAGATGCGGGCGCGGGTTGAGCCTGACCGGCTGGCGGATTGGCTCGCTCCGTTGCGCGGCAAGGATCTCGCGTGCTGGTGCCCACCCGACCTGCCATGCCACGCCGACGTCCTCCTCGACCTCGCCAATGTCGAAGGAGGGGTGCGTGGCTGAGCGCCGTCCGCCCGGCTTCAACGTGCCCGTGGACTTCTACGACGGACCGGAAGTGAAGTCCATTCCTCGGCGCATCAGGGCTGCCGCAGTCGGAGTCTGGACGCTGTGCGGCAACTACGCGGCAACGAAGTTGACCGACGGATACGTCGACGCCGAAACGCTGAAACAGCAGGGCTGCACACCCGCCGTCCGAGCCGCCCTGGGCGCCACGGTGAACATCAGAGGCGAGCATTCACCCCTGTGGATAGATGGGCCCCGGGGAGGTATCTACTTCACTAATTGGCCGAAGTGGCAGCGAACTAACGACGAAGTCACCAATTACCGGGCATCAGAAGCGGAACGCAAACGCAACGCGCGAAAAGGCAAGCGCAACAGCGCAACCAGCGAAAATGTCGAAATGTCCGCCCGGACATCCGCCGGACAACCGGCGGACGTCCATACGGAGTCCGGAGAGACTAAGACTAAGACAGAGACAGAGTTAAGTACTTACGTTGATCATGAACACGCACCAAACGTAGGCGCCGACGAGCGCGGCCTCACCGCACCAATTCACCCCAGCGCCAGCCGCCTCGTCGCCACCCTCATCCCCGACACCATCCCCGCCGCCGTCCGAACCGGGTTACGCATCGCCGCAAGCGAACTCATCAACCGCGACAAGGTTCACTCCGACACCGTCACCGAAGCCCTGCGCCGCTGGCTCACCAAACCCGGCGCCGGCCCCGGACTACTCGCGCACATCGCCGCCGACATCATCCGCGAACAAGCCACGCCCGCCACCACCAACACCAACCGCGCCGGCCAACCGCACAAGATGCGGGCCCTCGCCGAACTCGCCGCCACCATCCGAGCCCAAGAGCAAGCCGCCGAAACCACCCGGAAGGAACTCGCATGACCACCACCGCCGACGCCCTCGAAGTCATGCTCATCGTCCAGGCCTGCCATCGACGCACCGCACCCCGCATGGACGACCGCGACGTCGCACTGGCCACCGCAACCATCTGGGCCGAACTCTTCACCGAGTACCAGCTCGAGCTCGCCGACCTCAAAGCCGCCGTGAAGCGCCGAGCGCTGTCGCACGCCGACGCGCCCGAGCCCGCCGAGATCATCCACCACGCCCGCGAGATCCGCCGCGACCGCGACGCCCGCACCGGTCCCACCGCCGACTACGAACAGCTCTGCGAATCCAAGAGCGACGACGCCGACGAACTCGCGCAACGCCGCAGACTGGCTGCCATCGTCAACGGCGTCGCACAACGCAAGGCCATCGGCAATGCCTGACCTCGACGCCAACGGCTTCGTCCGCCTCAACCACGATGCCGACCCCGATCAGGCCATCACCAACTGCCGCCTGTGCGACGACGACGGCTACCGCGGCGCCACCATCTGCGACCACCACGACCACACCCCGGCCGCACGCCGCGGGAATGGACCTCATCCGCCGAGCCATGGGCTGGACGACCACATGACCGACGACAAAGCCGAAACCATCGCCCACGCCATCGCCGACGCCGCCCGACTCGGACTCGGAGCCGCCGCCACCATCGTCGACGCCTACGCCCGCCACTTCCCCCACGCCGCCCCCGACTGCGCCGCCATCGCCGCCGAAATCCGCCAAGCATCCGCCGACTTCCACATCAACACTGAACGGACCACCACATGAACGGCGCACCACTCAGTACCGCACCCGAGCTCTGCAAGCACTGCCCCGACCGGATAGCACTCACACCAGCCAGCAGTTCATACGTGCATGTCGAAGGCGACCAGGCCGGTAAGCACACATGCGCCGTCAACCCCTACGGCTTTCATGCTGAGCCCGTCGGAGCGCCCTGTGGCGACCATCCGGCCAACCCCTGCAACGGAAGCCGTGGGATCGAGCCCCGGCCATGACCTCGACCACCACAACAACTGGCGACTCATCGCCGTCATCGTCCTCTGGGGATTGCTCTCAAGCGCGTGGGGATTCTCGGCCGGCTGGGACGCCGCACCCCGCACCGGAAGCCGCCGATGACTAGACCCGACGCCGCCGCCGAAATCCGCCAAGCATCCGCCGACTTCCACATCAACACCGAAAGGACCAACGGCCAGTGATCAACTTCCACGTCCCCGGCACCCCCGCACCGCAAGGCAGTAAGCGCCACGTCGGCCGCGGAATCATGGTCGAATCCTCCAAAGCCGTCGGCCCCTGGCGTGAACGCGTCGCCCTGGCCGCCCACCAAGCCATGGCCGGCCGGCCGCTCCTCGACGGACCCGTCAACGTCGTCGTCACGTTCACCATGCCCCGCCCGAAAACAGCCCCGAAACGCACCACACCACCAGCCACGAAACGACCAGACCTCGACAAGCTCACCCGCGCCGTCCTCGACGCACTCACCGGCATCACCTTCACCGACGACAGCCAAGTCATCGCACTGCGCTGCTCGAAACACCTAGCCGAACTTGGCGAAACCCCCGGCGTCTACATCGCAGTCGAGGAGCCCACCCTGTGACCAAGTGCCAACACTGCCACCGACCCAACGACCTCTACCTCTGCCACAGCTGCCAGATCGAACTCTGCAACCGCCTCGACCAAATCCCATGGCTCCTCGAAGAACTCGACAACCGCATCCAGAAACTCGACCGCGTCAGCGTCGGAACCATCGGCCGCAACCGACGCCCCGACGAAATGAACCCCGTCGACTTCGACGCCATCGAACTCGCCCGCACCATCCGAAAGACCTTGCAGCACTGGGTCGAAACCATCGCCACACAAGCCACCGGAAGACCACCCACAGCCCTCACCACCGTCACCACACCCGACCTCGCCCGCTGGCTCAACCACAACATCAAACACATCGCCCGACTCGACCTGGCCAAGAAAGGCCGCCACCAGCTCTACGACGACATCACCCGCATAGCCGGCACACCCGACCGCGGCGGCCAACTCCACCGCGCCATCAACCCCGCAGAACACCACCTCGTCGGACCCTGCCCCACCATCCTCGGCCGCGACGAACACGGCCACCCCCGCCAATGCGGACGAACCCTCTTCGCCGACACCTACGACCGCACCGTCGAATGCCCCAACTGCCACCAAACCATCGACGTCGAAACCACCAGAACCCGCGCCGCAGCCGAACGAGACCACCACACCCGGACAGCACTCATCGACGTCATGGCCACCATCGACGAACCCATCACCGACAACCAACTCGACGCCTGGATCAACGCCCGACGCCTCCGCACCGCCGGCTGGCTCCACGACGGCTCAATCATCGAATTCCGCCTCGCCCCCACCGACGAACCCGTCTACAGCCTCACCAGAGCCCGCAAACTCCGACGCCGAGACAACAACCTCACCCGCAGGAAAATCACACGATTGTGATTTCTGACGCGCTGACCTGCTACTATCGGATTCCAGTGGGGAGAAACACGCCCCGACCTCGAAAAACAGCCCCGGCAGCAAACGCTGACCGGGGCTTCGTCATACCCGGGCAGGTGACCGACATGCCCAGCGCACCACCCCGCATCTGCGCACGCTGCGGAGCCCTAGCCCAACCACGCCAGCCATGCGCCTGCAGACCAGCATTCGAAGGCGCGGCACGCCGCAAGGCCGGCACCCGCTGGCGCCGGCTCCGCGCCCACAAGCTCCGCACCACACCCACCTGCGAGCACCCCGGCTGCCGGCGCCTTGCCGACGAAGTCGACCACATCGCGCCCCTGGCCGAAGGCGGCGACGAATTCGACTCGACAAACCTGCAAAGCCTCTGCCACGACCATCACCAGACAAAGACCAACGCCGACGCAATGCGAGGCAAAACCAGAGCGAGGTGAATTCAACAATGCATAAACACAAATCCCAAATGCATGCATATTATTCACCGAATTGCTCTACATACCCGAAGGCCAACATGGGTAGGGGGGTTCAAGCCTCTGACCAGCACAAACAGAAACCCCGCCCCGGTAGCCGAATTTTTACGCGCTCAGGTTTTCCGCATTCTTTCCGGATTATGCATCTGCTTTGCATGGCGGGTGCATAACCGTGGGTCGCAGGGGGCCGGCGGCCGCTCCGGCGGCGTTGAAGCTGGTCAAGGGCAAATCCGCTGGTAGGGATAGCGGTGGCCGGCCGGTCAATGAGGTGCCGAAGTTCAAGCGCGGCGCCCCGGACGCTCCGGAGATATTGAGCGCGGAGGCCCGCGCGGAGTGGGATCGCATCGTTCCTGGGCTGGATGAGCTGGACCTGCTGAAGCCGGAGGACTTCGCGGCGCTGGTGGAGCATTGCGAGACGTGGGCGACCTACGTCGAGGCGGTGGCTGAGGTGCGCGCGGAGGGGGTCGTGCTGACGAACCCGGACAACGGGCGCAGGTACAAGAATCCGGCGCTGTCTGCGGCGGAAGCTGCTGGTCAGCAGCTTCGCGCGTCGTGTCGTGAGTTCGGCCTGACCCCGTCGTCTGAGCAGAACGTCGGCAAGCCGATGAGTGGTAATGGTGGCGGCGCGGAAGACGACCCGTTCGCGGGCACCGGCCACTCGTCCTCGGCGTAGCGCAGCGTGGGCGAACGCTGACCTTGACCAGCTGAAACTCAGCCCCGAGGTCGCTTGGTTCCTGGAGTCGCGTGGCTATCGGCCGCCGACGTGTCCGCCGCTGATCAAGACCCCGGAGCCTCGCGTGGTTCGTGGCGCGCTGTTCGATCCGGAGCGGGTCGATCACGTCGTCGCGGCGTTCCGCAGGTTGCGGCACACGAAGGGCCGGTTCGCCGGCCAGTCGTTCGATCCGGATTGCTGGCAGGTCGCCTACTACTTGGCGCCGGTGTTCGGTTGGGTTGCGCCGTCGAAGGATTCGGGCGAGCTGGCGCGGATCATCACGACCGCGTGGGTGGAGCTGCCGCGTAAGAACGGCAAGACGACGACCGCGTCCGGGACGGGCATCTACCTGACGGGCGCGGATGGTGAGCCGGGTGCGCAGGTGGTGTGCGCGGCGACGAGTAAGGATCAGGCGAAGTTCGCGTTCGATCCGATGAAGCAGATCGTGCGCGGGTCGCCGGCGTTGGGGAAGCACTTCGAGCCGTTCCAGTCGAAGATCGTGCACAAGGCCTCAGAGTCGGTGTTCGAGCCGGTCGCCAATGTTGGTGACGCGCAGCATGGCCGGGATTTGCACGGCGGGATCGTCGACGAGGTGCACCTGCACAAGACGAACGATCTGATCGAGGCGATCGAGACCGGCACGGGGTCGCGGATCCAGCCGCTGATCTTGTTCATCACGACTGCGGATGCGGGTCGGCGGCACACGCCGTATGACGAGAAGCGCACGCGGATCGAGAAGTTGGCTCGCGGGACGCTGAAAGACCCGACCACCTACGGTGTGATCTTCGCGGCCGAGCCGTCCGATGACCCGTTCGTCGAGGCGACCTGGAAGAAGGCCAACCCGGGGTATGGGGTGTCGCCGACGAAGCGGTTCATGGCGTCGGCGGCGACGAAGGCGAAGGACTCGCCGGCTGAACTTGCGTCGTTCCAACGGCTGCACTTGGGGATCCGGACCAAGCAGCAGTTCAAGTTCCTCGAGCTGGGCCCGTGGGATGTGAATGCGTCAATCGTTGATCCGATTCGGTTGAAGGGCCGGGAGTGTTTCGGCGGCCTGGACCTCGGCTCCACATCGGACTTGACGGCGCTGTGCTGGGTGTTCCCCGATGGGGGGGCGTTCGATGTGATGCTGCGGTGTTGGGCGCCGGAGGACAGCGTCGAGAAGTTGGATGAGCGCACGGCGCGGGCCGCGTCGACGTGGGTGAAGCAGGGCTGGTTGACGACCACGCCCGGGAATGTGACGGACTACGACTTCATCGAGGCGCAGATCGGTCGGGATCGGGACCTGTTCCTGGTCAAGGAGATTGCCTATGACCGGTGGAATGCGCAGCAGTTGGTGAACAACCTGATCAGCGATGGCGCGCCGATGGCCACGATGGGTCAGGGGTTCGCCTCGATGTCGGCGCCGACGAAGGACTTGCAGCGGCTGATCCTCACCGGAACTGAGCAGAAGCCGATCGTCCGGCATGGCGGTAATCCGTTGCTGCGGTGGATGGTGGACAACTTCGCGGTGGCGATGGACCCGGCAGGGAATGTGAAGCCGGACAAAGCGAATGCCGGGGACAAGATCGACGGCGTAGTGGCCCTGATTATGGCGCTGTCGCGGGCTCTGGCAGCGCAGGACGTGACGCCTACATCGGCGTACGACGACGGCGAAGGGCTGATGATCGTATGAGGATGCGCCGACATCCCGGCATGAACCGGAAGGTGCTGGTGTCACTGATCTCGGGCAGCGCGGTGTCTGGCGTGTTGACGAAAACACCAGGCCCGCTACTGATTCTGCAAGGAGCGATGATCCATGAACCAGGTGCAGAGCCCGCAGCGGCGGACGGCGAGATCGTGATCGACGGGGCGAACGTCGACTACGTGCAGATCGTGGGCGGCGGCTAACCCGGATGGGTTTCGTGCAGTCGGCGGGCGCAGTTCGTGGCCTGTCCGGCCGGCCGGCGTTCTCAACGCCTTCGCAGCGGATCACGCTGTCGAGCACGATGGCGGTTGAGTACGGCGAGATTTGGCGCACCCAGGAGTCGGTGCGGACCGTCGTAACGTTCCTGGCCCGCAACATCGCGCAGCTCGGACTGCCGGTGTATCGACGCAAGGGCGAGGCTGATCGTGAGCGTTTGCAGGACCATCCGCTGTCGGTGCTGCTCCGGAGGCCGAATCCGTGGACTACGCGGTACCGGCTGATCAACGGCCTGGTGCACGACTTCGCGATCTATGACGTGGCTTACTGGTGGAAGACGAAGACGGCAGACGACGGCTTCGGTGTGATGCGCATTCCGCCGAAGATGGTCAAACCGGTGGGTGACAACTGGTTCACGCCGGAGGCGTTCGAGATCGCCGGGACGAAGCAGCGGCGAGTTGTGCCGGCGAACGAGATCGTCTACTTCCGCGGCTATGGGCTGGACGAGGACACCGGCACTTCGCCGTTAGAGGCCTTGCGCAGGACTCTCCGCGAGGAGTGGACCGGCTCTGAGATGCGCGAGCAGATCATGCGCAACGGGGCCAGGGTGTCTGGCTACATCGAGCGGCCACCGACGGCGATCTCGGGCAACTGGTCTCCGGAGGCCCGCGCCGCGTTCCGGAGGCAATGGCACACCCAGTACACCGGTGACAGGGCCGAGCTGGCCGGCGGAACACCGATCCTCGAAGACGGTATGACCTTCAAGTCGGCTGCGCAGTCCGCGAAGGACTTGCAGTACATCGAGGGACGCAAGCTGACTCGTGAAGAGGTGGCGGCGGCGTACTTCATCCCGCCGCCGATGGTCGGAATCCTGGACAAGGCCTCGTTCTCGAACATCACCGAGCAGCACAAGATGCTCTACCAGGACACGCTCGGACCGTGGCTGACGATGATCCAGGATGAGATTGCGCTGCAACTCATCCCGGAGTTTGAGCCGGGGCCGAAGGCGCACGACTTCTACGTGGAGTTCAACCTGCGGGAGAAGCTGACCGGATCGTTCGAGCAGCGCGGTGCGGTGCTCTCCCAGGCCGTTGGTGCCCCGTGGCTGACCCGCAACGAAGCCCGAGCGATGGACAACCGTCCGCCCGTCGACGGCGGCGATGAGCTGATCCGTCCGTTGAACGTCACGCAGAACGGTGACCAGAACCCGGTGCCCGCCGAAGACGGCCCTCCGATGGCGCCGACCGGCAACGACTACACCGCTCCGGACACCCCGGACGACGCGCAGGAGGACTGATGCTCACCAAGAACCATCCGATTGAACTGGTCGCATTCAAGGCCGGCCCCGATGACGGACTCGAAGAGGGCCAGTTCACCGCCTACGCGTCGGTCTTCGGCAACAAGGACTCCTACGGCGACGTCGTGGTAGCTGGGGCGTTCGCGAAAGACCTTTCGCGATGGGAGAAGTCGGGTAACCCGATCCCGCTGCTCTTCGGGCACAACATGTCCGATCCGGACTACAACATTGGGCACATCGTGAAGGCCGAGGAAGACTCGGTCGGCCTGAAGATCACCGGTCAGCTCGACTTGGAGAACCCGAAGGCCCGGCAGGTTTACCG